CGCGAAGATGGAAGCCGAATCGGTGGTGCGTGGAAAATTCGGAGTCAACTTTCTTGCGCGCTACTACAGTCCTAACGTGTGGACTGGAGCCCTTGATAGCTGCTGTTCACTACACAGGCAACTGTCAAAGTTTCATGCCACAGTGCGCCTTCCACCAACCATCACGGCAGAGTCCAAGTTGATCGAGAAAGCCCGTGCGTTCTACCTCACCGATAAGAACACACCGATCATCGGACCTTTCGTGAGCTTGGTGGTTGCCCTCTCCTTGTCTATGGACCAGACCGACCATCAATCCATTTGGAATGCACAGTGGGACACACCGAACCAATACCCCAACGAGAACACGGAGGACTGGATGGAGCACGTAGTCGCGTGTGATATCCCGGAGTTCGACCGCGAAGCCTTTGATAATTGGCTTGCTAGCGTCAGAACCCTTTCCGATTGTTTAAGCCCACCCCTGTGTATGGAACCGCGACCGGTTGAGACAAAACTCCCAGTCGTGGTTGACGAGGATGTCATCATGCCGAAAACAGATTCGACAACACCGGTAACCACTCCAGACGCGCCGGCAGCTGCTGCCACCATCAAGGCACCACCTCAGCAGGCCGAGCGTCAGGACGATGAGACGACGAACACCGCCGCCCGTGAGCGCCTCCCTAAGAAGAAAAGGTCGAGGCGTGGTACTAGAGGGAAGAAGGGATTGACTTCTTCCAACTAGCTCATGGGCGTCGTAGGTAGTTGGGCGGGCACACGTGGGCCCGCTACGTATTTCAATACACAAACTTTTCCTGACTACCTCGATAAACGTAGAAAGCAACATCAACATCTTTGATCTCTTCCTTTGTAAATCCTGCACTATGACCAGAAAAGATCGTTCACGCAAGAAGAACAACCGGCAAGCCGGCCGAGCCAAAGGCATGACCAAGACCTATGGCCGCCCAACACCCTCACGCAAGAAGTCGACAAACAAACGCGTCACCGGACGAGACCGGGCCGCACTGTGTCGTTCCATCTGCGCGAGAACTGACCCGTTCTGCGTCCACGCGAATGGCTCCAAGATCGGTGACGGAAGCACCCGCCACACTGTGGCATTCCAAACCCGAGCTTTTGCGAGCATCACGACTGACGCGAGCGGTCACGCTGCCTTGTTCGTTCCTGCCCACCCAAACATCATGTACAGAACCGCTGCGACCTTCACCGGCACAACGGTCGCGACCTGGAACACTAATGTCAAGATTCCTGACTATACGAATCTCGCTTTAGTGTACTCCGAATTCCGTATCGTGAGTTATGGCGTACGTCTGTTCTGTGAGGCCAACCCCACTGAGTCCAAAGGCATTATCCTGATGGCGACTATGGACGAAGTCCCCACCCTCCCTGACATCAACGGCACCCTGTTCCCTGAGTATGAGCGTGTTTCACTCTCGGGCATGGACGCATCGTGGATCTCCAGAAGGGTAGGACCCCAGTCGTCAAGCTGGAACTCCTTTTCAGACACCACCGAATTTGACACCACAACCCTGTTCGTAGGCCTCTCTGGCTGCACAGCATCCACTGCTGTTCTAGCTGTCGAGATAACAATCAACTACGAATTCATCCCACTGCAAGGAAGTGCCGTGACACATCTGGCCACCCCTGCACCTGCAGTCAATCCGCTGGTTGAGACAGCAATCCAACACGTAGCCGTTGCAGAACCCGCTGCACAGCTGGTACCTGTCCAGCGACGATCCACCAATTTCTGGGATCTCGCTGAGAAGGCACTGGCAGGCCTCGAGACCTATGGTCCGATGGCCGCTGCGTTGCTTATGTAAGCAC